GTCATCAGCCGGACGATGGACGGGGAATTCCACGGTGTAGATCGTCTGTGGAATGTTCAGCGTGAATGGATTTCCGCTGATGTTATAGACAGTCCCGCTAATGAATGGTGTCGTGTTCCAGGGGTCAACGTCGCCATAGGTGGGAAAACTGGATGGAGACATCCACGCCTGCACGGACCGAAGGCGGGTCTGCTGGGTGATTTTCGTGCCGCGGTACGCCTGCCCCGCGATCAGCGGCGCTTTGCTGGTCTGCCTGACGATGTAGGTATTAGCCCTGTCCGCGTGCGGGGTAACCGTCAGATCGGAAACGATGAACTGCGCCTTCAGGGCGTCACTAGACCCCAGCGCGATGCGTTCCCCGACCTTTTCGATTTTGTTCCAGGGCGCGGCACTGGCCGAACGCACCGACAGGTAGACGTTCCAACTGCTCTCCGTGGTGCCAACGTACGCGGCATCGTCATTGAACACGATGAACGTACGGGTGAACGTGCTGGTGTCCATTTCCCGTGAAATGACCAGTGACTGATCCTTGCCCTGTTCTGTGACCTGCCACGCCATTACGGGTTCCTCGTCTTCTGCTCGATGCTCTTCAGGACCATCAGCATCTGCTGGTTCAATTGGTACAGCTGATCCGTCTGACCCGTACCCAGCGCCAGCGCCGTATCAAATTCCAGCCGGGCCAGTTTCGCTTGATCCTTGTCTGAGTAGATGCCTTGCCCGATGTCCTGGAACGCCACGTCGAATGCGTTCCCGATGATGGCTGGCGTCTGCTTGATCAGTTCCCAGATGCTGCCGAACGCCTTTTCGGCGTCGCCCGTGGGCTGCGCCTGCAGCCCCTTCGCGATATCCACCTCAGTTTTCCGCTGTTCGGAGCGTGCCAGGAATTCATCGAGCCCCAGCGCGGTCATCTGCTGGCCGACGTCCAGCCGCCTGCCGACGTCATAGGCTTTCGCCCCCTGCAGTGCCTGGCTGAATGGCATCATCAGATCTTTAGCCATATCCCGGGCCTCAGAACGTGCCTCCACAATGGATGTCAGCATGCCGATGGCTGGGAGCGCCATCGCCGAAGTCATCAGGCCGCGAATGGTGCCGAACTGAGCCGCCATCGTGTTCAGGCTGCGATTGACCTGCCCACGGACAGAACCCAGACCGCTGGGATCCGCTTCTACACCGACGCGCACAATTGCTGTTTTAGCCATTGATCACCTTCTGCAGCTCAGTTTCCCAGTCGCCGGGCTTCACTGTCCAGGGCGCGATTTTCCCGGGGTCGCCCTTGACCATCGATAGGACCAGAATGGTCAGCAGCCGCTCGATGCGTTCGGCTGGTGACCAGACCAGGGGTTTCGCATCACCCCCTGGATGATGGCAGCCCCCAGGTGCATGTCGATCATGCTGGGGGTGACTGGCTGCCCGTCCAGGCGCGCGCAGTGGCGCAGGATCCAGTCCTGCTTTTCGTACTCGCCCAGGGCGTCCAGTTCGCGGTATTCCGCGACCGTGATCGACCGAACTTCCACCAGCAGTGGGTACTGCTCGATGCCTTCAGTGAGTTTTCGCCAGATCATGAGGTAGGCCGGGTGACGCTCAGGGTTCCGGTGTACTGCCAGGTGACTTCAGCGGTCATCACGGCATCGTTATCCCAACTGGGATTGAACCCAGTGATGATTGCGCCGCCATCGTAGACCAGTCCAGTGGTCGGGCTAGTGATCGCAATATCGATGGCCGTACCGCTGGGGGTTGCTTCGCTGAACTGGTGCGCCAGCGTCAGCCCCACTGCATGACTGCTGAAAATGGTGGCCGATCCAGTCACCGTTGGGCGGCCAGCGATAGCGCTGGTCACCGCTGCGTTGATCTGGGTGGTGTCCACCGCATTTTTTGCCGACGTGATGCGGCAATTGGTAGCCAGCGCCTCAGTGGTTCCGAAAACAATCGTGGTCCCGTTCGTCAGTTTCGCAGCCATAGTCAGCCTCCAGTAGCCCAGACGGTGTACCCCTGCTGGATGGCTCGGGGTCCGTCATCATCCCCCGAACCATCCTCAATGCGTTCTACGTCCTCACTCGTCAGATAGCCGCACGCAACGGTGGTGCCACTTGACGTATATGCAGTGTTAGTGTCCAGCGCTGCGCGCACGGCATCAGCCACGCTGCGCGCACTGCTCATTGTGTCGGCGATCGTGGTAACCGTGATCGTGAACGTATGCAGGGTCTGTGATCCGCCGAACGTGCGCACGGGTTCGCGGGAATCCACGCTGTAGACCAGCGCTGGGAGGGTGGTCCCTTCCCGTCGCCATTCGGGGCTGATTCGGTTCCCGACCGCAGCCACCTGGGCGTCCAGACGTGCAAATAGTGCCTGCTCGATGGTCATCCCTTGACCTTTAGCCCTTTCTTACGGCACTCGGTGGCGAACGTTTCCTCGATGGCATCCGCGAACTCGCGCTCGAAACGCGATCGGGGGAACTTCGCAGCCATTTTCTCCTGCGTCTTCCAGTACAGCTTATTTAGCGGTCCGGCCAGCCTGGCGCGGTACGCACGGTTGACCTTGACGCCCGTGGTGGCGACGATCAGACCAGCGCGCACGTCGGCGCTGTGGATGATGGCTCGGGCGATGTCCTTACGGACCTTGTTTGTGGGCCGCTTCGGGCGCTCGGCTAGCCACAACTGCTTATACAGCGCTGCCGCTGGTTTCATCACCTTTCGTCCCAGCCGCTTCGCCAGGTTCCTGCCGACGTTCAGGGGCAGGTGCCGCAGGACATAGTCCATACGCTTGACCTGCTCGATAAATCGCGGGTCGGAATCGGCGTTAGCCAGCAGGCCGAATTCGGTAGCCGCGGCCATCTTGCCGACCTGCCGATCGAAGTAGGCAGCCAGGTTGCGCTGGTGTACGGGGTTCATTCGATGATTTCCCGCGCTTCGATATTGAGTTCAATGCGCCGCAGGCCGACATCGTTGACTCCCATCACCTCCAGCACTCGATCCGACTTCCCCGTTTCCTGCAGCAGCAGTCTGGACTTCGTGGTCACCGAATCCAGCCAGGGCAGGGCGATCCGGTAGGTAATTTCGCCACGGGCGACGTCCACGGTTTCGAGTTGTGAAGGGTCGGCAGTTTCAATATGTCCCAGCACGGTCGCTGCCGTAGTCCAGGTCTTCGTTGACTGCCCGTATGAATCGACGCTGGTGGCGTAGTTCTGCACGGCAAACTGGTGCCGGAACATGCCGCGCGGCGTCATACCACGGGCCTTTCATGCATCAGGGCCACCAGCATCTGTGCTGCCTTGCCCTCGATGGCGCTGGTGCTGTCTCCGCGATCCGCGTACAGCCGTGTCGCCAGTTCCAGCACTGGCAGGATCGAGTGTGAATCCTCATCCGTTGACCAGGACAGCGTGACTGGGCGCTCGGCGTCCTCAGGCACGATCAGGACGGTCCTGTCGCCTTCGTAGTGAATGTCCAGCGGTACCTGCGTCAGGCTGCCGGATTCGGTGTAGTACGGCAGTGCCAGCGGCGTCAGCACCAGTGGCTGAGGGTACGGGTAGAACGGCACTTCGCCTTCCTCACTGATCACCGCTGATCGGACCCCATCCAGCGCGGAAACGCCAGTGGAAGCCTCCCAGACGCGAATGGCAGCAGGCAGCAGAATCGTGTTTATGTACGAATCATCCGCGCTGTGGTAGATGCGCGCATGAGCCTTGAAGTTAGCCAGGGTGATCAGTGCTGCTGCCATCGTCAACCTCAAACGGGGCTGGGGGTTTTACCCCCCAGCCCCGCGGAATGGAGTCCTGCGGATTACGCCTTGTTGACGATCACGCCACCAGCGCGCTTGTCGACGATCTGGGCATCAGACCGCATCGAACTGCGGTAGTGCGTGATGCCGCTGCCGCTGCTGGTGTACGGATCGACGATGAACTGCACTTCCTTGCGATCGACGATGCGGTAGGCACGGGCCAGATCACCGAACCAGATCTGCAGACGGGCAGACGCGGCATTGTGGACGTCAGCGAATTCGCTGATGTAGACCGGGCGACCCATCAGCATGCCCGTGGCGCCGTTCTGGAGCATCATGCCCTGCATGCCGTCGTACATGTAGTTACCCGTGGTCGCTGCCTTCTGCTTCAGCAGGAACGCCCAGGTCGCCTGGTTCATGATCCAGCTGCCGTTCTGGGAATACCCAGTCGGAACCAGATTGAACAGGTCGATGACGTCATCGAAGTCCACCGTATTCGCGGTAGCGCCCGTCTTCACGACGTGCTGCCAGTCCGAGTCGCTGTACATGATGCCCTGTTCCTGGGCTGGGGAACCAGCAGCGCCAGCGCCAGTGATGTGACGCTGGGCGCGGAACTTGCCGTGGGCGCGCGCGTGATCCGCAACCACTTCTGCCGCCACGTCGATGTCCGAATCGAACAGCAGTTCTTCAGTGACCGGGGTGGTCGCCGTCGCCTTATACGCAGCGAACGTCTTCAGGATGGTGGTGAAGTTCGATTCGGTGTAGGCCACCGTTTCGCCCGTCGCCGCCACAGTGGTACGGGAATCGATGACCGGAAGCCGCAGGGCAGCCGGGACCGTCTGCACGGTCGCCAATTGGCGCACCGGGTCGGCCCAGTCCAGCCACTTGACAAACTCGCCCGTCATCACGGACTGGGGGACCGTGTTCCCAGCGGTAGCAGCAGTGCCAGCCGTCAGGGTGGTGCGCAGTTCCAGGTTGCCGCTGCCAGACTTGCCACGGGTCGCGAAGAACTTCGAGAGTTCCGCATCCTGACCGCCACCGCGCTTTTCAGGGCGGATGACCTGTTCACCAGCCAACTTCAGACCTTCCAGGCGACCACGGACAGCCATCTGGCTGAGGCTGGCGTCGATGGCGCGGATTTCCTCTTCCACGGCATCGAACGCCTTCACAGCCTG